ACCGTTGGTTATTTGAACTGAACCCGATACTGTTCCACTTGGTAAAGTTGTCAGGTATGAACCCGTCACATTACTTATACCATCTACTTCTGATTGAATTGAACTTGTGAAATTATTTAACGAAGTAATATTAGTTTTACTTCCACTTAAAATAGTTGAGCCGTTGGTTATTTGAGTACTACCACTAACTAAGTTATTTGGTAAAGTAGTTAAATATGATGAAGTAACTGAACTTATACCATCTACTTCTGTCTGTATAGATGAAGTGAATGTGTTTAGATGTGTGATATTAGTTTTTGAACCTGATAATATTGTTGAACCGTTGGTTATTTGAGTACTGCCACTAACTGTTCCACTTGGTAAAGTGGTTAGATATGAACCAGTCACACTACTCAATCCATTTACTTCTGTTTGAATTGAACTTGTGAAGTTATTTAACGAAGTAATGTTAGTTTTACTTCCACTTAAAATAGTTGAGCCATTGGTTATTTGAGTACTACCACTAACCGTTCCACTTGGTAAAGTAGTTAGATATGAACCAGTCACACTACTTATACCATCTACTTCTGATTGAATTGAACTTGTGAAATTATTAAGTGATGTAATGTTAGTTTTTGAACCTGATAATATAGTTGAACCATTGGTTATTTGTGAACTTCCACTAATTATTCCTGATGGAATATTATCAAGGTTGACATTCCAATCCGCTCCTCCTGCACCAGCACTACCACTTAATTGGTATCTTACATCATATGATCCGGTGAGTTGGGATGAACCACTTATTAAATTACTAGGTAAAGTAGTTAAATATGAACCAGTCACACTAGTCAATGAATCCACCTCGTTCTGTATAGATGAAGTGAAATTATTTAACGAAGTAATATTAGTTTTACTACCACTTAAAATAGTTGAGCCGTTGGTTATTTGTGTACTACCACTAATTATTCCGACAGGGATATTATCAAGATTGACATTCCAATCCGCTCCTCCAGCACTACCACTTAATTGGTATCTTACATCATATGAACCCGTAAGTTGTGAACTTCCACTAACTAAGTTATTTGGTAAAGTAGTTAAATATGAACCAGTCACACTACTCAATCCATTTACTTCTGTTTGTATACTACTTGTAAAGTTATTAAGTGATGTAATGTTAGTTTTTGAACCTGATAATATGGTTGAAGCATTGGTTATTTGAGTACTTCCACTAACTGTTCCATTTGGTAAAGTTGTTAGATATGAACTTGTAGCTGAACTTATACCATCTACTTCTGTCTGTATACTACTTGTGAATGTGTTTAATGAACTAATATCTGTTTTACTACCACTAAGTAAAGTACTTCCGTTGGTTATTTGAACTGAACCCGATACTGTTCCACTTGGTAAAGTTGTCAGGTATGAACCCGTCACACTAGTCAATGAGTCCACTTCCAATTGAATGGATGAGGTAAAATTGTTTAGTTCGGTGGTGTCACCTACTCCTACGGTAATATCTACATTAGGATACTGTAAAATCTGTAAATCGTTCAAGTTATCCTTGACGTTTAGTTGTACTGATTTTGCACCACCGCCGTTTACGGTCAATGTTTGTTCCGGAATGTTAGATTTTACTGTTATCATTATTCTACGATTAACACGATTTGTATATTAAGATAAGTACCAGCAGTTCTGGAGTCGGATATTATATTTCCTCTGTAAATACCTACTTGGTAATCACCACCATCCAATGCCCATACTATTGACTTTAATGTTTGTGTGTCCACTAAGGATAGCCCATTACCTACCGTATACGTGATGTTATTCAATACCAGGGTATATCCTGTATCAAGTGTAGTAAAACCACTAATACTTGGAGCATACACGACTCCACGTTCTATATGGATGGTTAGTTCACTATCCTGTGTTAAATCTAATTTTGCTATACTCATTGTAAAAAGTTTAATTGTACTGTGGTTAATATCTGTAATAATCGTTATTATAACCTTTACGACTATATCCGATTCTACTACCTGATTTTCCCTTTACCACACTAAAGTTCTGTGATGTATTATTGATTTGATCCTGTCCTCTGTAAAACCTCTTAAACAGGTCTTTATCGTTACTTAGGGTTAAATACTTCTTGATCATAATGAACTTAATATCAGCATCCCTACGGATCTGTGATACCATATCCTTTATCATATTCCTATCTACCGGTGTTGAATCCTGTGATGTCTTTGTGGTTATCCCGAACGGTGTCACATTTGTACTTACCGATTGTATATATCTTGCGTACGCTAGATCGATCAACATAGATTTTAATCCCGTTTGGATAAATTTATCACCATTGATAGTAAATGTACTACCTTCCATTAAATCGTGGTATGTGGTACTTTTATAGTTTTCAAGTACATCAAAATATAGGTCACCTAAAAAATCATATAGTTCTATCGATTGTGCCAGATCGATACATTCGTTCAGTAATTCTTCACGGATCTTACCACCTATACTTTTTGAGTCTCTAATATCTATATATGTAATAAACTTTTCCATTATTCTTGTATATATGGGTTAATAATTTTTAGTTCCTGAATTGGTTCTGACATCTTTCCCGCTATTTCTGAAAATATTGATTCTATCATATCACGATCTTCTTCACGTGATTCCCATAACATTAATTTCATTTCACGTATCAACTCTCCGGAGTTACCGAAAAGTGAGTTATCGGATATATCCATTAACGATGCAGGAACACCGAACGCTAAGGATATATTCTTCCTAGCTTGTGAGTCCGAGTACTCGAACAGTTTATCGTTATACTTACTTGATAGATCATCAAGGCTGATTTCCTTGGATATATCATCCGTTGGTGTCTGTGATTCCAATAGAAGTACCCTACCACTATTACTAGCACCTTGTAAATCTTTTAAGTGATCATGGAACTCTTCCCTATCCTCTTGGTTCGAGAAAGGTTTTACCACCATAAGTTTAGTGTTTAGGAAACCTGTACTAGCACCTATACTTCTGAATATTTGTGAGTTACTTTCTAACAACGCTTCACTTAGGACTGGATATAGGTCCGATTTGGAATACCTTTCGTTCGTGTCCTGTTGTACATGGATAATCTGTCCCCTATATTTTCTAATTGAACCTGCCTTTTCTATTTGGGTAGCGATAATTGTCTTGTTAGGATTATATCTATCGATTGTCTTGAAGTGTTTACTTTCTATTCTTTGTTTTTCACTTTTATCCCAATTGGAATATACTATGTATTTACCGTTGTATCCCTTATCATCCGATTTACCACGGCGTACATACTTTGTAGGTACAACTTTAATCGAGTTTATATCAAAGTTTCCATCATACCCGACCCAAATGAAAAGATTATTGTGTTTTGTAAACTCCCTCGCTGCCAATCTTAGTAGTTCATTAAGTTTTTGACCGTCTGAATTAACTACTACGTTTCCAGTGATACCGAACGATTTACCGTAAATTGCGGAACTTACTTTATCCACACATGATTTTGATGTCACCGATTTTTCTATAAGTGTTTCTATTAAACTTGGAAATGCGTTGTCATTTCCCCATGACCATACTTCACTCCTTCTGTCCATTTTAACATCTAATATTGTATCCTTGATGTCAGCAAAAAATATTTTCATTTTATAATGGGTTTGAGTTATTAATACTTTCTATGAACTTTATTTTACTCATACCGAATCCGTATTTCACATCAGGATATAATTCCTTTAGTTCCTTTACATTATATGAGTTAAGATCTACAACATCTGTCTTTGGTGTTATATCCACAGGAACATCTGATATTAGTTCTAGATAATTTTTTGGGTATGTTGAGAACACACTTATCCTTTTCGGATCATATGTAAGAAATTCAATAGCCAGTTCATCAGTTATGTTAGCATTGGAAATTATCCCTGGTTTACCCTTTTGTATTTTATACATTATATCGGGTTGAGTTAATCTAAATTGTGACATATCTTGGTATTTTGGTTATTATAATAAAGAATAGGTAGCATTGGGATTAACCTAGCTACCTTAATTCTCGTGTTTATGTATATAGGTAGTATTACCTATTTATAGTTATGCGAAACTAGATGAGTATGCTAAAGAAGAACTAGCATAGGTGGCATCCAAGAATATTGAGTAAGGGTACTTTTCTACCGTACCTTCCCTTGTGGAAAGTGTAAATAGAAGTGAACCACCGTTTGCGTTCGAGTCACCCGCCATTTCGGATAGTTCCAATCCTGAATCGATACCGAATACTTTGAATGCATCCGCTTGGTCTACACCTTTATATTCTGTTTCTACAACTACCACGAATCTACCATTTTTAAGTTCGTTCGCTCTTTCAGCACTTTCAGCGGTTGTGGTAGATAATCTACCAAGGAAGCTATGTGCGTATCCATCAACGTTTTCAGCATCCGGTGTAAAGGAAGTCGCAACTGATGCAAGTTCTTTATACCATTGTATCTCAAACCCGGCTGAACCACTTACAGTTGCAAGTTCCGTAATCGTAGCCCCACTCTGTGTTGTTTCGGTAAAGTCAATATCCGAGTAATTAATTATTACTGCTTTGTTCCCGGATAAACCTTTTTTTGGTGCATCTGCACAATCAAAAAGAAGATTCGCGGTTACTTTTTTATTACAAGCCATTTGTATATTAGTTTTTATGGGTTAAAAGGGGGTATAGAACCCCCTTATATAATTGTGTCGTAGATTATGCTCCTAGAGTAAATTCTACTATTTGTTCTGGAAAAGCTATTTGAGTACCATACTTGAATTGAGCATCGAACTTAACAACTTTATCTTCTTTAGAGTACCATACATCGAACTCTTCTTCTTCATTTTCAAGGTCTGTACCTAGTACGAAGTTATCAGTCTTACCAGCGATTATTCTAGAAGTTCCAGATAATCCTTGAAGTGCTACTATCTTTACATCTGTTCCCGGTACTTCTATCTCAAAGTTTGAGTTATTAGCTGAGTAGTGGTAAAGGTTAGAGTCTTTCAACGCCTGTGTGTATGTTCTGAAAACATCGAATCCACAAAAGATTTTTACTTCTCCGGATTCCAATACAGGTAAAGGAACTGCCTCGTACACATCATCCATAATACCTATTACGTTTGCTTTAGTGATAGCGGTAGTTACACTAGCAGTGTTACCATCGATTACATTTGAGTCTGCATCGATATGTTTTAAAAGACCATCAAAATGTCTAAGGTTCGCAGAACCTGTATTGACGGTGTCACCTTGCCAGATAGCTTTTTCCAATGTTTCAGAAATCTTGGCTACTTTACGATCTGTCCATTCTTGTTCAAATGGAAATACATCATCGGCCGAACCTGCTTTAAGAGCGTGTTGTGTCCAGTAAGCGTTTAATGCTTTTACATCGATATTTTCTTCTATCTTAATAGCTCCTACTGTAAGGATACGTTGTGAGAAAGTAGTAGTATCGTTCGGTGTTCTACCAGAAACATCTGCTTGGAAGGTAACCGAAGTATCCATAATGTTGATTGCTCCAGCGGATTTATATCCAACTTGAAGGTTTAATGTTTGAGCTGATTTTGCTCCTGCAACTGCTCCTGCGATTATCGAATCTCTGTTTTCGTTCGTATATGCGGTTAGTGCCTGTAAGTCTAATGCCATGTTATTGTTATTTTAGTTCTAGTTATTAATTATTATTTGGTTCTTCGTGAGTTAAGTATTTGTACTGCTCTTTCACCTTTTGTTTTTGCAATAGGTTGTGATTCATCTACATCCACTTTGAAATCGTCCGATCCTATCAATTTCTTGACAGCTACCAATTCATCTTTAAGAATTTGGTTATCATTTTTAAGTGATTCGAT